ATTTGAACTCGAAGACGGAAACAATATTGTAGGTACTGTAGCTTATAATCCAGTAGACGACACTGCCTTATTATGGACTCCGGATATTGACACTATCCCTGTTAATACATTATCCCCAGTAAATGCGATTATAGATCCATTGGCCAGCAGACCTAATAAAGATCTTCAAGATTTAGCTACAGGTACAAGATACTTATTGGTAAATGATTATGTTACCAGCGAAGGTGCTCAACCTTTATATAATTGGTTAGGTATAGACAACACCCCACTAGAAGCGTATGCTAATGATATAATAGAATTTAACGGTAGTCATTGGGCAGTTGAATTTGATCACCGATACGAAACACAGACCCAATATGTTACAAATTTAACCACTAATATTCAATATCGATGGAATGGCAGCAATTGGTCAAAAAGTTATGAGGGATTTTATTCTGCAGGAAAATGGCAAATAACCATCTAAATCAAGGATGCGGAGCAATAATAGTTTGTTCGTCAACTAATAGGTATCTGTTCTTATTAAGAAGTTCAGGAAAATTTCCAGGGACATGGGGCTTGGCTGGTGGTAAAATTGAGCCAGGAGAAACCATAGAACAAGGATTATTAAGAGAGATTAAAGAAGAATTAGGCGGTGAGATACAAGGTGCTAAAATCTTACCTATTGAAAAGTATACCAGCAACAATAATAAATTTGTATATCATACTTTTTTAATTAAAGTAGAAGAAGAATTTATACCATCACTTAATCATGAACACATAGGTTATTGCTGGGTGCCTATAGAACACAGCCCCAGTCCATTGCACCCTGGAGTACTAAGAACTCTTAAGTTTGAAAAAATTAGAAATAAAATTCAAACTCACGAGAAAATCAAAGATTAAACACTAAGCTGGTTCTAGGTGTTTGACTATCGTTTGGCATAACTTCGTGATACAACCAAGACGGCCACAGTAATAGTAATCCTGGATAAGGTGTATATTCTGTTTTAGGAAGGCTGTACCAATTATTGGGATCTTTGATCATAAACATATAATCAAAAAAGTCTTTAAAATGTTGATTGGGGTAAAAAGTAATATTACTACTGCCGGGCGGAGTTTTAAGATAAAAGATACCACTCACAGAACATTGACTATGTAAATGCTTGGGATGACTGCTGCCTTTTAGAAAACTGTTTGCAAACAGATATGGTCGCCATGGCACTCTACTACTATCATATCCTTGCAATTCTAGGAATTCGCAGGCTCGCTGCTTGATAAATTTGCCAAATTGTACAAAGTCTGGCTCTTCCATTAAGTTATTAGTGCCGTAGGTAGTCTGACCGTTAAAGTAAAAGTTTTCGTTGACGCCTTTTTGGAATTGCCTGTCCATGGCAGCAATCATAGGGTCAACCCACTCCATGTGTTCTTCTCGGCCGATCACTGACGGGAACCAATGGTCTAAGTTCATATTAGTATTTGTTAAAGAATAATTGTATACTTAATCTCGGATATTCAGCATTAGAACTAATCATACTAGTGGCATGATAGATGGGAGGCTCAAACCACATCATAGTATTTCCGTGAGGGAATATCCATCCCTGTCCCATTTCTGGATGATCGTACAAAAATAATCCGCCCCAGTTCCAATTCCATGTTTCATTAAGGTATATAGTGCTACTAAGTCTTGGATTATCATCACTTGCATCGTGATGAAACGTTATTTGGCTTCCTGGAAGCCACACATGCATAAAACATGTCAAGTTGGGGTAATCTTTAAATTTAGGATCTAATGCTTGATATTTTTCTATTAGATAATCTCTATATTCTGGAATAGGTAAAATTAGCACAGGTGCATAAGAACCTGCTTCAAGACCTTTGCCCCATCGGCCCATATGATTTACTTCAAAAACTGCTTGACCTCGACTAGTTTCGTACTTTTTTCTTAATGCTTCTAATACGTCCTGATCTAAAAAATTACTGTGCCGGTGAATCATATACGACCTTTAAAATTCTGTTGTTATAAAAAATAATTGAAACAACCTACCTGTTTCCATTGTATTACCGAAATAATCTAAACTTGTATGAAACTGATCGCTGCGATATAGTACTAATCTATTGTATCTGTTAGCGACAACATCACATAGTTCCCACTTAGTATAATCCTGAGACTCGTACGTTTCTAATTCCGACGCAAGAAAAGAATCTGTTTTTTTATATTTAAAAAATCCTGTGCCGCCCGTTAAAGGAGCATCAGGTGTCAAATAACAAACACCTGCCCAAGTATTATAATGATCTGTGTGAATCCAACTACGATCGCGAGACATAGCCAGTTCAAAACTTCCAGTCAACCCGTCTTGTTCGTTCCATTCTAATACATTTCCGCCTGCATTTCTAAGTACAGATGCTACACAGTCTTTTGTACTTTGATTTAAAAAAGATTTAGTTCTGAGTCCTGGGTAGTTTTTCCTGTGAGCAAATTCCTGGCTTAATGCAAAGGATCTGACTCCATCTGGATTACTATAAAAATTATCAATAACAATGGTATTTGTTCTCATGTCAATAAACCGTATCAAAGAAAAACAATTGAAAAAGGCGACAGTCTTGAGATGTACTGCCAAAATAGTCTAAACTACTATGAAACAAATCTCCACGATAAAGCACTAAACGATTGTATCTGTTAGCAATAACATCGTATTTGTGCCATTTAGTCATATCCTGAGCATCATATGATTCATCGCCCATTTCAGCAGCAGTAGTTGCATTATTCTTTTTATACATAAAAAGACCAGTACCTGATGTCACTGGGGCGTCGGGAGTCAAGTATAACACACCAGCCCATTTATTGAAATGATCAGTGTGGATCCAGCTTCTGTCTTCTGCTGTGGTCAATTGAAATGATCCGGTATACCCATCTTTTTCAAACCAGTTATTAATTTCCCCACCGGCATTCCAAATTATAGTCTGAATAGATTCTTTAAGTTCTGCTGTGAGAAAACTTCTAGTACGGGCTCCAGGATAATTTCCTTTTACGTCAAAAACCTGGCTTAGTGCAAATTGTCTAACAATGTCGGGATCGCCGTAAAAATTGTCTGTTATTATTAGATTAGTTTTCATGTATTGTACTTATTCGAGGATAATTGAATGCAAAAAATTGTCGTGTTGAACAAGATCGAGCTCCATACTTTTTTCTATTTCATTTTCTATTCGCTGATAGATGCTCTTTTCCCAAAACGGTTTAGCTAATTGATAATTTTCTTCCATGTACTGTTTCATTTCATCGTACATTTCAGGTTCCAAATTATCTAAAATTTTTTCTAATTGTTCAAATGTATCAAATTTTAAAATGCCTTTTGGATTAAAATACTTTTCTATATTTTTACATCCATAGTAAATAGGAACCGTATAAGTTTTAAAACAGTCCAATAATTTTTCGGTAAACATATTGGTCATAATTTGATTTTCGCAGGCAATATTAAACTTTGCTCTATTAAAAAACTTATCTTTTGACGGTATACGCGGAGGACTACGATACCAATTTACATCGAATTTTTTAAATTTATTGTCGGTTAATTTTTCTAATGTTCGCATGATTCGAAAACGCATGTGATAAGCATCTCCGTTTATCTTACTGCTCATTAAAAAACTAATTTCATCTTGTTTGTCTAATATCAAGTTATCTGGGATCCATGAGCCCACTGCACAAAACTCTTTTGCATTAGGCAGTGACAGTAGTCTATCATCATAAGTTAATATTAAATCAAATTTGTCAGCATTTTCTTGTACCATTCCCGCAAATGCAATATACAAGTTTGGCGGTTCGCTTTGTAGCAAAACTCTAAAATCTGCTTCCTCAATGATATCCACGTTGTCTATATTAATGGACACTCTTTTATCAAACAGTTGCGTAAAAGTTTGATTATCATATAAGCCATAACCAGGCATATAACCAATTTGTGTAATTTTATGCATTAATACCTCACCCAATCTCCTGTGACTCCGCACCTGCCATCTACAGTCCAATCAACTATTTCTACGTCTTTCATTAAATTAAATAATCTGATATACAAATGCAGTGTATATTCTACATCTTGATGATAATACTTGCCATGTTCCATTTGCATTTGAGCACTAGCTGCCATTATTGCTTCATAATGATCTAATCTATTAGTACCGAATGCATGAGCCACAGTGTAAAATCCGTATAATTTATTGTCTACTAATAAGTCTCTAGGCAATGCTTGTTCACTTAAAAAGTTAATATGTTCATCAGCCCATACTAATTCTTTTTTCATAAAAAATTTATCTTTAAGCCATGGTTTAAAAACAGAGACGTTGTAATCATCTCCTAAAGTATATCTGCCACAAATCTTAGTAATAAAATCAAAGTTTGTCAATTCTTTTTTAAAATGTTTAAAAAATTCTAAAATCATTAGACATTCACAGTACGATTTACTAGTATAGGTTCTTACCGTTTCTGCTATTACTGGATTAATTTTTTCTAAGCTAATATAATTAAAATCCATTAGACCCAGGTCGTCTAATTCTTTAAAGTAAGATTTACTAGAATCGATAAAATAAATCGGAGCTGTTGGATCCTTTTCTTTTAAATTTTTTAGTGTTGAGATAGTATGTTCAAGTCTTTGTTCTGTTGTGAACACTGTTCGCTTTGGTACGCCTTTAAACGATTTGCTTGGGTCCAATTCTATACTACTGGTTACAAAAAAGGCGTGTTTCATAAATGTATTATGCGTCTTAACGAATTACTGAATACTACTGCGGCATTACTAAAATTACTGTCGCGGCAAATAAGTCCCCCACATCTTGACAAGGTAATAGCTTCCATAAAACTTTCTTGCCAAAATCTTTTAAAAAAGAATGCTTCGTATTCCCATGACCATTGCCATCTTTCAGTGATGTCTTCAGTGGGCAATCTCCATAAATTAGGATAGTATCGAATGATGCTTCCGTAACGTTGTTCCATTTTTACCAAAGATTCGATATTGTCTGTTGCTACATATAACCCATCCCAATCGCCTGTGGCCAGTTCATTGTCAATTGCAGTACAATAATTTTCAAAAGTTATAGGATTGTAATTAGTATGCACTGACATAGTTGTCATCCTTACATGCACACCCAGCGTTCGATGATTAATGTTTACTAGCTTACATAAGTTGTCGACTTTAGTAGTAACCTCATTATTAATATGAATTTTATTCATTACACGTTTATAGTCTGCCAGTCTGTTGCTGTCTTCTATAGGCTTATCTTTAGTGTACATCTGTCCGATTGGTAAAAATCCTTTGTATTCATAAGTAATATCTGATTTCTGATCTAGTACATAACTCATAATATGTTCGTATGGACGTTCAATTCCGTAGGCCTGCATCGCAGATCTATTTCTTATAATATGTCCTACAGCTTCTTCGAGATACTCGTCATTGTTAGTATGTTCTTCAAAAGGACTTAGTGTTAAAAATACATTGTCAAACTCAATGTCTGCCAATGGAATAACTCCACATTGTAAAAATCTACTGAAAGGGCCGCCGCCGGGCATTACATAGATGTGATTGTTCATTTAATTTCTTTCATCCAGTGTGCAATCATTTCATCTAACATCGATTCAAAAGTATAAACTGGTTTCCATCCTAGCTCGCTGCGAATCGGTGCGCTGTCACCTTTAAGGAATTTTAATTCTTCGGGTCTTAAAAATTTTTGATTTTGAATTACATAATTTTCATAATTCATATCCAAACTTTCAAACACATATTTGCACAGGTCTCGCACTGTATGGCTTTCTCCTGTAGCTACTACCCAGTCTTTAGGGACATCGTGAGTTAATAGTAAGTGCATGGCCCGTACATAATCATAACTATGTCCCCAATCTCTACTACTGTCTAAATTTCCAAGTTCTAATTTATCTACTAGTCCCTTTTTAATCTCCACTGCGGTTTTTACAACTTTATTTGTGACAAAATTAGTGCCACGGCGTGGACTCTCATGATTAAACAAAATACCATTACAGGCATGTAATTTATAAGCATCGCGATAATGTCTGGTTAAATTAAATCCCATGACCTTACTGCAACCGTATGGACTAACCGGAGTCATCGGGGTAGTTAATCTCTGTACGCCATCTGCATCAATACTGTTTCCAAACATCTCGCTGGAACTGGCTTGATAAAATTTAGCACCAGGTGCAAACTGTCTGTATGCCTCTAGCATATTAAGAACGCCCAAACTATTAGTTTTGATAGTAAATGCAGGCATATCAAAACTAATACGCACATGACTCATTGCGCCTAGATTATAAATCTCATCAGGTTTAACTTGATTCACTACATTAGCAATACTCATTTCATCTGTGAGATCTCCGTAGATGCGTGTGATTTTATCATTAATGTGTTCTAGTCTCGAACTTTGGCCTTCTGGCACACTATGACGTCGAACAATGCCGTATACCTCATAACCCAAGCTTAACAAATATTCTGACAGGTAACTACCATCTTGGCCGTTAATGCCTGTGATCAATGCTTTCTTTTTCATTTTATTCTTTCCATAATTTCTTTTTGCTTAAATCTGCATAATTTTCCCAGCTACCACAATCAGGTGTATCATCGGGCACTTGATCCATTAGGATAATTCCCCGGGCAGCATCTTCGGGAGTCATATACATGTGCCAACCGCATATGTCTGCATCATCATCCCACTGGCTTACTTCAAGATCTCTTCCATCATATCTTGCTTTGCACAACCAGTCATATGCTTGTTTGTCATCTGTGAGAATCATTCCGCCGCGGCCAATAGGTATACGTTTTTTAATTTGAAAACTTACAACATGCAGGCCGCCTAGATACATATTTCTTCGCCAGCGTGTAGCGGCATCCCAAACTGGATAAGGTTTTAATTGATATGCACCACTCCACTGTTCATCTCTGAACGTAGGTTGGCATCCTGCATGTTTAATATGCATGGGAATACTTTGATATGTGTGCTTAGGTATCTCGACTAATCCTGTTGCATTTAAGTATTTTAAACTTAAAAACACACCGTGAGTACAACAATCTACACTAACGCCATACTTTGCACCTGCAAATTCTGCTACTTTGCGTTCGAATATTCCCACAACATCCCTGGGGTCATCCCAGTGATATCCTAGTTGTTTTACTGCATCAAGTTCAGGACGCTGAAACTCTTTTGGTAACTTGCCGCTGGGCCAACTGTTAAATTTAGTCATCGGTATTTGTATCCTAATTTTTCTGCATACTCATATGCTTTGTGTTCACTGCGTTTACGAATAGGTCTGGCCGGATTACCTGCATACACTGTCCAGGGTTCAGTGTCTTCCTTAAGCAAACTATTGGCCCCTAACACAGATCCCTCGGCAAGAGTAACTCCAGGCAGTATAACACTGTTGGCCAATGCACCGCTAAATCTTTTTAGTGTAATTGGCCATAATTGTTGTTCATCTTGATATTCTTTTGGAATCAAAGGACCAATCAGTCCTTGACCGTGAAACGTTTCACTGCCACAGATATATTTAGAACCAACACTTAAAAAACAAAAATCCTCTACATACAGTGCAGTTTCTTTACCACCAATCACTGCTACTTGGGGACTGATATGAACATAATCCCCGATGGTCAATTTAGTAGTACAGTAGAAAAAACTGTCTATGGCTACATGATTGCCAATTTTGCATAATTCTGGTCTACGAATTTCAGCACTGGGACTGATGTAAACATCATCGCCCTGGATCATAAAAATACCTTGTCCAGTGATTGTCCTTGATACGGACCAGTTTTATATTCATAGACCACTGTGTCGTCTTCTAATATCAAATATGTGTGCCCGCCTTCAAAAGTCATACTACAGTCTCCCGCATTAATGACTTGTTTTTCTAATAGAGCTCCGTCTGTGTCATAAAAACTAACTTCAACACTGCCTTTGATCACTACCCAAGATTCTTGTGCAATAATTTGATCTACAGGACTAGGCTTCCAGATATGTTGATGTGGACGAAATGTTTTACCTTTGTCCATACGTAAAGTGGCCAACTGCAAAAACTGGTGTTCTTCAGCTACTTCATTGCGAGCTGTAATATCGTCGAGTCGATACACTGTGTGCAGATGTTTTGTAGAATTTAATTTGCTATAAATTTTATACATGATAGAAGTTATTAATTTTAATTTTGGTAAGCCATTCGTCGAATTTATCATGGACGACTGTGTCACTGAAATTTTGCATGGCCCAATCCCTGCAAGTTGTAGGATCAAGTTCTGTAACACGTTCGGCTGCTCGTACAAAAGATCCAAAGTCTTTACATCTGAATCCAGTGACTCCATGTACTACACTGTCGACATACCCTCCCCAATCTGTAGTCAACACAGGCGTTCCACAAAACTGTGCTTCTGCTACTATATTACCAAATGGTTCAATATAATGAGTAGGAGCCATTAAACACTGAGCATTGCTTAGTAAGTCGCTGCGCTGTTTTGGATTAACATACCCTGTCAACTCCACATGGTCAGGTATTGAATCATACCCCAAATGTCTTAACGTATCAGTGGGGCCTGCAATATATAATTTTTTACCTAATTGCTTGGTAACTTGCACACATAAATCTATTCCTTTGTCATAATTGACTCTCCCTAAGTAGACAAAATAATCTTGTTTTTTATCTTTGAATTCAAATTCACTGGGGGTAAAAGCATTGGGTATTACTGCGTCAAACCAGCTGGGCTTTAATAACATTTTATGCAAGCCATAATAATAATGCATTTGACTATAACTAACAAATGCCCTATATGGACTATACACTGTTTCGGGAGGATATCCTATACTGGGTTCTAATCTACTCAAGTCTGGATGGGCATCCATCGTGGCTTTATTGGCCAGCCCGTAAAATGCCAGTAACATATCTCCGGGCTTTTTTCTTCGAGCCACTATATCAATGGCTCTATTATTATAAATTTGTTCTAGATGTGGTTGATGTACTAACAGACTTCCGTCTTCGGGCGGAGGAAATTCATCATTAGTAACACAGATTTCGTTTTCACATTCGACACCAGCTGATTCATGGCCATAATGGATCATATCCCATCCACGTTTTTTCATATTTTCGATAAACTTTAGGGCCGCTATATTAAACGGCTCCATTCTATAACGTGTGTGAGTAATACCGGATGGATTCGATAAAATGTGTAATGTAGGTTTCATACTTGTTGATTATACACGATATTTAACAATAATAAAAGGTCCCCAGGACCTTTTATTGATTCAAATTAACCATTTATTATAGATATATTATCTCTTTATAATCTTCCCACTACCACTTCAATAATACCTTCATTGCCTTGAAACTGTTCGAGTGCTTTGCCAATTACACAACCTGGAGAATATTGCAAAGGATCTAATCGCATTGCATATCCAGGCTTAGTTCCTGCAACCATTAGATCTCCGGGTTCTACTGGACCTTGGACTTTACAAGGAACGCGGCCCACTAGCGCCACTTCTGCACCATCTTTTTCATATTTGTTATTCATTAAATAACCCGGATTGGTACTTATTACTCCTGCTATTCGTGTTGAATGAGATTGAGTAGCTATAGTGACCTCTGCAGACCCGCCAAATACCATAACAGTGCCAGGTTCATACTTTTCATCTGACACATACATTTCTGCTAAGTCAGCATATCTGGCTGTAGATGCAACGCCATACATTACACCGTTACTACCACTTAAAAATATGCGTGCTGTGCCATTGTCACATACATACATACCCCATTGGTTATTGGCAGCGCCACTATTTGTGCCAATACTGAATTGATTTGTTCCGGTATATGTATACCCAATTCCATACATGGTATTTAAACTACTACTGGTAGGATTATAACTTGCGCCGCCTATGGTGTAAATCGGTCCGGTTGTTGCACTGGTCTCAACACCTGAATAATTACCGTCTAAATATCCTGTACCAGCTGCTGATCGTCTATATGTAGTGGCGACGGTTACACGATTAAATGTGACGTCACTGCTTGTGTTCAGTGTTTGATTTGCGCCAGGTCCCTGTGGTCCCTGTGGTCCTGTGTTACCGATCGGTCCGATTGGTCCGATTGGTCCTGCTGGACCCTGTGGCCCACGTGGGCCCTGTGATCCTGTGTTGCCTATAGGCCCGATTGGTCCTGCTGGACCCTGTGGCCCTGTGTTACCAATGGGGCCGATTGGTCCTGCTGGACCCTGTGGTCCCTGTGGTCCTGTGTTGCCTATAGGCCCGATTGGTCCTGCTGGTCCTGTGTTTCCAATTGGTCCGATCGGTCCCTGTGGCCCCTGTGGTCCTGTGTTGCCTATAGGCCCGATTGGTCCTGCTGGGCCTGTGTTTCCAATTGGTCCGATCGGTCCCTGTGGCCCCTGTGGCCCACGTGGTCCCTGTGGTCCTGTGTTGCCTATAGGCCCGATTGGTCCGATCGGTCCTTGTGGACCCTGTGGCCCTGTGTTTCCAATTGGTCCGATCGGTCCTTGTGGACCCTGTGGCCCTGTGTTTCCAATTGGTCCGATCGGTCCCTGTGGCCCCTGTGGTCCTGTGTTGCCTATAGGTCCAATGGGTCCTGCTGGGCCTGTGTTTCCGATCGGTCCCTGTGGCCCCTGTGGCCCACGTGGTCCCTGTGGTCCTGTGTTGCCTATAGGCCCGATTGGTCCTGCTGGTCCTGTGTTTCCAATTGGTCCGATCGGTCCCTGTGGCCCCTGTGGTCCTGTGTTGCCTATAGGGCCG